ACGCTCTGTATCCCCGAAAGGAAGCGAACTGGCGGGAACTGGCCAAGACCTGACGGACTACTCCAGAGTGGGCAGGGTTAAGCCCCGATTGGAAACTGTGCGAAAAGGTAATTCTGTCTACGCTCAGTTGGTGGTGGACTTTGCCCACACCTATATGCAGGTTGAGTTGATGGACTGGCAAATTTATGCGCTTGAAGGTTTGTTTGAGTCTGACCCTGATACCGGTGATCTCATTAACCGCGCTGGCTTATTGACCGTGGCTAGACAACAGGGCAAGACCGTTTTGGGTCAGGCCGTTTTAGGTGCCTGGCTAACTTCTATTGCTAAGTTGCGCGGCAAGCCTCAGACCGTTGTCAATTCAGCGCATGAGCTGACGCTTGCTGTTCGCCAGTTTGAGATTGTGGCCCCTATTTTGGCTGAGTATTTTGGGGCAACATTAAAACGTGCTTATGGCCGTAACACTTGTGAGATGCCAGACGGCTCGCGCTGGCTAGTTAAGGCTGCAACGCCATCGGCTGGAATGGGCCTTTCTGCAGATTTTATTTGGGTCGACGAAATATATGCAGTGGACGATCAAGTTTTGGCCCACAGCCTCAGACCAACTATGAAGGCGCGCAATGTGCGTACCGCTGGTGGCTCGCCCATGATGATGATGACTTCCACCGCCGGCACTGAGTCCTCTATTGCCATGTTGAGATATCGAGAGCAAGGGTTGCAGCTAATAGGTGAGCAACGCCAAGGCAGTTTTTACTTTGCGGAATGGTCGCCACCGCCGGGTGTTGATGTGATGGACACACGTTGGTGGGGATGGGCTAACCCTGCTTTAGGAATTACGCTAGAACTTGAGTCATTGCTACTAGACGCTGATCATCCAGACAGGTCATCGTTCCTACGTGGGTCGCTAAACCAGTTTGTCAATGCTGACGACTCGTGGCTTTTGCCCGGGCAGTGGGATGCTTGCCTGTCAGATATTCAAGGCCCAGAAAATGGCTGGCTGGCTTGTGACTCTTCCTTAGATGGCTCACGCTATGTGGCTGTTCGTGCAGCTGTTGATGATGTTGGGGTGGTGCATGTTTCGGTTGAGTTTGTGGTGCAGTCACTAGCAGAGTGTCAGCAGGCCATGATGGATGCCTGCACTGAGCACCCAACTTTGCAGCTTGCCGTGACCCCAGCGTTAGAGCATCATGTGCCGTTGCCGTTAGTTAGGCGCACCAAGGTTGTGGGCTATGGCGAACTTTTGCGCTACACGTCACTGGTTAGGGCACAGATTAACGATGCAAAACTGGTGCACCAAGGCGAGCAAAACCTTGCTGAACACATGAACAGATCAGTGGCAATTATGCAAAGCAACCAGTTAGCCCTATCTAGCAAGCGCAGTCCCGGGCCGATTGAGTTGGCTCGCTGCACCATTTGGGCTGCCGCTTTAGCGTCACGACCCAAGCAGGCTGGTAAGCCAATGATGGTCATCGTTAATCGCTAAACTATTTCTGGTACTGCTCTGGGCGTTGTCGGGATGAGCAGGGCAGTACCACACACACCCGGCAGAAAGTGGCATACTACCGCTATGGGTATTTTCAATAAGCCAGTGACCAAGGCCGCTATTTCCACACCATCAGTGCAGGCCGCTGTCGGGTACGCGCCAGCAGGCAACAGCAAAAACCCCATTGACAACTTCTATAACTACCAAGAAGGCGCAGCTCGCCAGCGTGCCATGACCATTGCCACGGTGTCTCGATCACGCGACTTGCTGGCTTCTGTCATTGGTTGTATGCCACTAAAAATGTACGGCGAAATCTTTGATGACGCCACTGGCGAAATGGAAGAAATCCCACTAGCACCACGTTCTTGGCTACGCCAGCCCGACCCAGCAGTCACCTACAACTTTCTGATGGCATGGACTCTTGACGATTTGCTGTTCTACGGGCGTGCCTTTTGGTACATCACAGAACGCACAGTAGATGGCTACCCAACCAAGTTTCAGCGTTTGCCTGCAGGCTCTATCACAACTTTGGATGAGCAAGGCCCGGTCTTTTTCCACCCGTCTAAGTCCATAAGTTTTGCTGGCAACGAACTTGACTACCGCAACATTGTCCAGTTCCTTAGCCCTATTCAAGGCATTGTTTACAGTTCAGAGCAGACCATTACGACAGCGTTAAAGATTGAGCAAAGCCGTTACAAGAACGCCCAGTCGTCTTTGCCTAGTGGCGTATTGAAACAAACTGGCGGCGAACCGCTTAGTGCTCAGGAACTTTCAGAGATTGGCGCAGCGTTTCAAGAGGCACGACTAACCAGCCAGACCGCTGTACTAAACGAGTTCCTAAGCTACGAAGCCAGCACTGCAACCCCAGACAAGATGCTGATGATTGAGTCAGCACAGTACAGCGCCCTAGATTTGGCACGCCTATGTGGTGTTCCCCCCTACCTAGTAGGCGTGTCCACTGGCGCTTATGCCTACACCAGCAGTGAGCAATCACGCGCTGATCTCTACATCTTTGGTGTTAAGCCATACGCCGATTGCATAGCCTCAACGCTGTCAATGAATAACGTGCTACCGCGTGGCACCTATGTAAAGTTTGATACAGACAGTTACCTAGAGGAAAACTATGTAGCAGACAAAATGGATAGCCCAGACCGACCAAAAGAAAACACACAGGAGTCCCTAGCATGATGCGCTTTACCAGCTCAACATTTTCAATAGATGCAGCCCAAGATGGCAGCCCTAAGCGCACCATCACAGGCATTGCTTTGCCATACAACGTAGAAGCCACAGTCTCTGGTGGTCAGACAGTTTCTTTTTTGCCGGGCAGTTTGCCCACAGAAGGCAAAGCGCCAAAGCTCTATATGAGCCACGACTCTACTCAGGCCATCGGCCTTGTGACTGAGCGCAGCGATGACGAAGAAGCCATGTATTTCACAGCCAAAGTCTCAACCACAGCGCTTGGCGATGAGGCACTGGTGCTTGCAGCTGACGGAGTTTTGGACTCTGTAAGCGTTGGCGTGAACCCGACCAAGTTCTCGTACAACGAAGATGGTGTCATGATCGTAGAAGCAGCCGACTGGATGGAGTTGTCACTTGTACCACAGCCAGCCTTTAGCGGTGCTACCATCACAGATGTTGCAGCGAGTATCCCCACATCAGAGGATGAAATCAGCAATAATACAGAAACGGCACCCGATGAGCCTGAACCCACAGAGTCAGAGGAGACCGAAGTGTCAGAAACCCCAGCCCCAGAAGTAATCCAAGCATCAGCTCTTTTCGCACAGCCAAAACGCAAGTTTGCTATGCCATCAGCAGGCGAGTACTTGGCAGCAATGCACGCAGGTGGCGACACTTTCGCCAATGTAAACGCTGCATACAAAGAAGCAGTACGCGATCAGCAGACAGCACTTCAAGCAGCTGCTGGTGACGTTCTTACAACCGATACACCCGGACTCTTGCCAGTGCCAGTTCTTGGGCCATTGTTCCAAGACCTCAACTTCGTGCGTCCAGTTGTCTCAGCCTTTGGTGCTCGCTCAATGCCGAACACCCCAAGCAAGACTTTTGTACGCCCAACCATCACGACTCACACCAGTGCAGCAACACAAACCGAAGGCTCAGCAGTATCTGCTACAACCATGGTCATTGCTTCTAACACAGTTACTAAAGCAACTGTCGCTGGCCAAGTCACCCTCACAATGCAGGACATGGACTTCACAGACCCTGCAGCAATGAACCTCATCCTCAATGACCTTGCTGGTGAATACCTCATCGCTACGGACAACATTGCAGCAGATGCACTTGTTGCTGGCAAAACAGCATCAGGTTCTACTTGGACTGTTACCGCTGGTGACCCAACATCACTGATTAACTCTTTGTATGACGCAGCACGCGAAATTGCAGAGGACAGCAACTACTTCCCAACTCACTTGTGCGTGTCACCAGATGTATGGGAAAAATTGGGCGCACAGCTCGATGCAAACAAGCGCCCTGTACTTGGCTACACCACAAATGGTGTTCTTGGTCAGAACTCGCTTGGACGCGTTGGCGGTCTTGGTTACAACTCAATGGATGTAATGGGGTTGACTTTAGTGGTTGACAACAATTTTGCGGCCTCGACCATGTTGGTAACTTATGCACCTGGATTTGAAATATATGAAGCTCAGCAAGGCGTTCTCAGCATTGCTAACCCAAGCACGTTGAGCCGCACCTTCTCGTACTACGGCTACTTCTCAACTTTCGTTGCTAAGTCAAGTTTCATTCAGTCAATCGCAATCGCGTAAAGCAAAAGGCGGTATGCCGCCATGGCTACATACACAGTCACTTTCAAGCAACTGCTAGACAACTATGCAGTGCTACAAACACTGACCGACACTCAAATAGAGGTGGGGCAATCCATCACTGTCGCCAGTGTTGCTGCACCTTTCAACGGCACCTTCGTTGTCTATGCCATGCCCAAGTATGAGTACATCGGCATAGACACTGAGGGCGACCTGCTCTTTAACAGCAATGTCAGCATCCCTAATCAGGTGCTGTTTGCTTGTACCGGCACAGACGTTGAACGCACAGCAAGCGCTACTGGCACGATTACTTACACGCAGAACTGCACGTGGCTTACCACGGCCCAGTTGATCACATACCTTGGCGTAGATATCACTAACCCCAGCGATGACTACACCTTGGCTACACAGGCCGCTAATGCAGCTAGTGATTTCTGTTACAGGCGTAGGCAAGAGTCTGGCTACTTTGACAGCTTGACAACTTCGCCGGGCCACGATGCCACCCTTGGCACGCTCATGTATGCAGCTGCACTTTGGCGTGCTCGTGGCTCAGTTCAGGACACCTTTGCCACATTTGATGGCATGGGTAGCGCACCTGTCAGCGCCATGACACCGATGATTAAACAGCTCTTGGGCATAGACCGCCCACAGGTTGCCTAATGCCTGCCACAGGGCTTCTCAACGAGGCTATGGCCGACCTTAAAGCCACACTGGTAGCAGTATCAGGCTTACGGGTAGTTAGCGACCCCACAAAGATTGTGCCTAACTGTGTCTTTCTGGATGCCCCAAGTTTTGAGACTGTCGCTGGTGGTGGCAACATCATCCGCGTAACTATCCCAATTAAAATCATTGGCAGTGGCACAGCAGCACAAGGAGTGCTCGAGAACATCCTCAACATCGTGGCCACAGTCCTAGGCTCGTCAGTTGTGATCATGGCAGGCCAGCCGTCATCGCTGGAAATGGGTGGG